TTTCCCTAGATTTACAGATTTGCCTGGTTTTTTACTTTGTGTATCGTGTAGTCTTGCAGGTTTGTCTTTGTCTTTTGTAATGACTGACTCTTGACCATGCTTGCGTCCTAAACGACGCATTACTTTTCCGAATCTACGTTTTGACATTCCTTTGCCAGGACTTGTTTGGTATGTAACCTCACGACCTGTGCCTTCTTTGCCATCGTCGGATTTGTATTTATACTCTCCTACACCCTTCTTGTAACCAATACCTTTTTTCTTTAAATCTTTTTCGAGACTTTTACGTTTAGCTCGATTCGCTTTTTCATCAGATCCCCTATCAGCACTTATATTACCAGTCTGTTTTGTCTTAGACTTGGTTAACATACGTGTTGTAGGATTGCCTTCTACTAATTTGATGAAATCCTGATAATACATAACTTTTAAGTTTTCTTTTTGTGCCAACTTATTTGCAGTTGCATACATGACACTCTTAGCGTCATCCCCATATAGGCGATTGAAACTCTTCTTCTTGCGTTTCATCGCCATTACAATTTTCTCTGCCTTTTGATTTACGGCTGGCATTATCCACCAACTACTTGTATTTCTTCAAGTGCTATTGCATTACCTGTCACTGCTACTTTAGTAGCACGCTTTACGACTGCTTGAGTTCCTGATGCGTATGTGTAATCAGCTGATGCACTTGATGAGTCTATGTCAGTACTAACGAAATTACCTACAACTGCAGTTATCTTTTTACCTGCAGTTCCTGCAGAAAGAAAATTACTATCAATAGCAGGTGAAGTACCATCGTCTTCTACAGCAATAAAATCGCCCACTGAAAATGGATGACTTGATGATGTTTCATGTAGGTGTCTACCTAATGTATAATCTGCTGTTGAATCACTAACACCTTTTACAATCTTTGCATGACCTGGCTTACCACCTTTAAGTAGTAATGCTTGATCTTGAATCAAAGTAATTGCAGGTCCGTCATTAAATGCTACAGTAGCATCTCCTGCGGTTGCTATGACACGATAAAATCCAGTCTTTACGACTTGATATTCTGTTGCACCTGCTGCAATGGCGTTTGTACTTAGTACGTTAAGAACTGTCATTTCTTGTCGGTTGTCTTGTCTTCTGTATCTTTATTTATATTTTTTAGCATCTTCTGTAGATCACTCGTGCTTCCTACAAAGAGTGCATTGGTAGTATTATTAGTCACCTTCTTATCTTCTGCATCTAACTCTTTCATCTTTCGTTGTAAATCTATAAGTTTCTCTGTAGTATCTGCAACGTTTTTAATCATTAAAGCAGCAACTTCATATGCTCTAGGATGATCACTACTCTGTGCAACCTCTAGAATACCATCTACTGCTTCTTGTCCCTTGGATACTAGATTATGCATCTGTGCACGTGCAGTCTCGTAGTCATGTCTTACATCATCCTCTTGACTTTTTTTAAGAAGAGGTTTAACTTTATCGACATGCTTCTTAAGTTCCCCTTTGGGTTCTTGACCGAATGCTTTGTCTAGTCCAGAAAATTCCATTAGATTGCCTCATCCTGTCCACTTACAGGATTGTATTTCTTCATGTCAGTATACTCAGAATATATTTCACCAAATCCAAAGTCATCATCAGATTCTAATAGAGCATTATCAGCATCATTGACTATGAATACATTTGATCCCACACTATGTACTGTAGGAGTTGACTTCTCATATCCTCTGATAACACTTAGATTATTACCAACTTTATTGGTGACTCTCATAAGTTCATTACCAATGTATATGTTATCCCATTGATTAATACCAGAGGCATTAGCAACTGAGAAACCAGTAGCAGTCTTACTAATAGTGCCAGAAAGAGTTGTTGCTACTGTACCATCTCTATCAATAGTAGATTCTGGTTGTACAGTATATCTTCTTGCTCTTGGTGCAGTGTTTGTATCTGTATTTGCATAGTAGTCCACCTGTGTTTTCCTGACAACTTTTGCATCTGTGATAGGACCATATAAGTATGTCTTAGCAGTAAATTGTAATGTGTATATGATTGCTCTACGAGTTGCAAAATCACCTTCATAATCATCTTCGTAATCTATACTTTGTAAAACTATAGGTACGTCTTTAGTTTCTCCTAACGTTGTCAATAATTTTACAGATAGGTTATAATGAGGTTGAAATATAGGTAATATCTGTTCTATGATTTGTAATCCATCATCTTGATTCTTTGTTATAATCGCTAACTCAAAACCTATATTATAAGGTACAGGCATGAATGCATTTTTATTTTCGTCTGCGTCTTTCTTAAATTTAATTTTTTGTGTTGGTGATACTTTTCTTGAAGAATCATATTCAATACCACCTATCTCAAATGATAATCTTGGAAGAGTTATCTGCACTCTTTTGTTTGTAGGATCAGGGTTCTGATCTAAACGTGCTAAAAATTTTTGTTTAGGACCATAGGCAAGAGGCACTTTCATAACCTCATCATTCCTTCGGATCTCTATATTATTAAACAGAGTTCCAAAAGCTACAATAGTCTTACGGAAAATTTCGTTGTATGTATAAGTTCCTAGCATTAGATTGTGTTGTCAGTAATAGATCCAACTGAACCAAATGGATTTGATTCGGTAAAGTCAATGATCTGATTGTCAAGAGTTTCAAAGTCGTTGTTTTGATCGAACTCAATATTTTTATTGTCGATCGTATTATATGTAGCAGTTGTCCAAGATGCACTAGATGTTCCACCAGTTATTGTCTCAGGAACTGTGAATGTACCAGAACGATTAATAACGATCAATGTTCTTGTAGCAGCGTCAAACGACTTAACTTCAGCAGTGACGTTAGATGTACCACCAGTAATAGTTTCACCTGCTGTAAAGGTGCCAGACCCACCTGCTACAAGACCAACTGTAATCGCATTTGCAAATGCAGTCTCGATTGCATCGAGTTCTGTAATACCTGTATTGATCTCCTCGTCGCTGTACTCGAATAGTTCACATTGACATTCCCAAACATAATTCCTACCTAACTGATAGAAAGGTCTTTCTACTTCTACAAACTTGATTTCAAATAAATGTTTGGTTATTGGAAACCAAATTAAGTCCCCTTCGTTTGGTCTTCCTTCGACGTTAAGCGTGACACTATCGTCCACATGCTCTTTAAATTTTTCACGGGAGAATATAAAAGTTGTCTTGTCTTCAATACGGATTCCAAATTTACTAAGTAACTCACCTTGTCCTTCCCATCCTTCAACATTATTGACATATGCTCGGATAGCTTTCGCTGATTCAAATTTTCCATCCGAGTCTTCTTCAAAGACTGAATCTTTGTTGACAATAGTTCTCGGAACATAGTAAATGTCTTGCCCATAAATCTCGATACTTTCTACTACTAGATTTTCAATAAATTTTTGTTCTTGTGAGGATGCGTTCGCTTTTAAACGTCCTGCATTAGAATAATCTGACTGAACGTAATCCTGAGCTGGTGTGTTCTTAATTGCCATATTATCCTATTAGATCTAGTGGTGGTATTTCATAACGATCACGGATATCTTTTTCAAGATCTTCCTTGAATTTACTTGCGTCTTCAAGGATTTGACGACCGTTAAGAGTCACTCCACCTAACATTTGAATACCATCATACTTACTGAGGTTTCTACCCCACTGTTGTTGGAATAGTGCCTCAACATAATCCTTTAACCAGTTGTCATTGAACATGTCAGTAAAGGTTGTAGGATCTTGACGCATAGTCATGTCTACCATTATATAGTCTCCAACTGTAAGATCATCCCAGTCGAAGTCCAAATAAAGTCTGTTTGAATGTTCATTCCATTTAACTCTTCTATTTGCTTGAGAGTTAGTCACGAAGTCAAGAGTCTCTAAGTATTGAGATGTTAAGAAGTAATGTAGTATCTGTCCATGTGTCATGGAGTAGATATCATTTAAGAATATTTGATATTTAATATTGAAAATATTACCAGGTACTATGCTTGATGCACCTATGTTTGTATATACATGATTGATACCTAAAGTACCAGGTGGTGTAGAAACATAATTATCTTGTCCATACCAAGGAGTTGATCCTTCTTGAGTAAATCCTTTTGCTTGTGTCTTAATAGCATCAGTGACCTCTATTCTCATGAAGGTTTGAAAACTACCATTGTAATGGTATTCTTGATAGTAATCTATTGCTTCTTCTACCAAATCATCCAGCTGCTCAGTGGCAACGTTAATGTCTATCGTAGGAAATCCTAATCTACGAAGAGCATAGTCTTTTAATTCTGTTTTACTTGCAGGTCTTGTAGCAGACATAGTTTATTAACCGAATGAACTGATAGTTAAGTTAGTTACATCATTAGCACCAACTGTTTCTCCTTTCTTGAAGAATCCAGATACATTATCAACTGTGACAGATGTAGAATCCATAGCTGTTATAACTCCCGAACTGTTGGAAGTTGTTCCAGTCAGTGTTGCTCCAATCTCCATAGTTGTGATGTCGGATAGACTGAAGGTAGCATTAGTGAATACAGTTGCAACGTTAACAGTTGCGTTAGTAAAGATTGTAGCAATGTCAATTGTAGCTCCATTTCCGTGAATCTCTGATACTGGGATTGTACATCCATTTCCGTGTATGGCAGATACTGGGATTGTGCATCCATTACCATGAATTGCTGTTGCATCGAATGTAAGAGCAGCACCACCGCCACCACCAAGTTGAGCATCAGCAATTGTGATTGTCTCATTAACAATGAAACCAGATCCATCATCTGTGACAGTAATGGAATCAACAGTACCACCGACTCCAATCACAACGGTGAATGTTGCATTAGCACCTGATGCCTGAGTAATATAATCAGATGTTCCTATAGTATAAGTGCCAGGTGATCTTTGTGAATCAGTTGCACCAAAGTTTCCTACAGTTTTAATACCAGATGCATTAGCGTTAACAATAGTTATAACTTCGGATGCTGCATATCCAGATCCATCGTCATTAATTGTAACTCCTGTCACAACTCCATTATCTACAGTTAAGTCTACAGTTAATGAAGTACCAGATCCAGATGATGTGGTAGCAATTGCAGATCCTGCTGCATATCCTGTTCCTCCTGTGGCAATAGTTCCTAGAGTTTTAACTCCACTTGAGTTAGCATTTACGATTGTAATAGTATCTGAAGCTGTATATCCAGATCCATCATCATTAATTGCTACTGCTGTAATCGCACCAGAGGCATCTACAGATGATATGTCAACGGTAAAGTTTGAACCAGATCCATCATTGGTTGTTGCGATTGCAGTTCCAGTTGCGTATCCTGTTCCTGCAGTAGCGATAGATCCAAGTGTCTTAACACCAGATGCATTAGCATTTACGATTGTAATAGTATCATCAACTGCGTATCCAGATCCTGCACCATTTATTGCTACACCTGTGACAACTCCGTTTGAAGTTGTTAAGTCAAGTGTTAAACCAGATCCAGAACCAACAGTTGTTGTAGCAATAGCAGTTCCGTTTGCATATCCTGTACCACCTACAAGTGTGTCAACTGTTGCTGCACCACCTGCGTTAGGGTTCGTAATTGTGATTGTATCACCTGCGACATATCCTGTTCCTGCAGCATTAATGGCAACGTTTGTTATTGCTCCGTTTCCATCGACTGTAGTATTAACTGTTAGGGCATCATCACCAGATCCAGAGTTTGTTGTAGCAACACCAGTTCCTGCTGAAAATCCACCAACACCACCAGATAATGTACCCAAGTTAAGAGTATCAACACCACCAAGATTGGAGTTAGGAATTGTTATTGTTTCTCCTATCACATAATCAGTTCCTGCTTGATTCAATGCAATCGCTGTAATAGCACCATCAGCATTTACTGTAGTATCAACTGTCAATCCAGTTCCTAATGCAGATGCTGTTGTGGCAACGTTCGTGCCAGCTGTGTATCCACCAACACCATTTGATGTTATTGATCCAAGAGTGACAACTGAACCAGGTGTAGGATCACCAGATAGATTTAGTTTTAATGTAGTAGAAGTTGCAAGATTATTCAACATCGCTTTGAGTTGCTCAAACGCATGATCAAGTTTTGTTTGTACTCTTGCTTCTGTATGATATAGATTAGTTCCTTCTGGAAGGTTTGTAGTAGTCTTCTGACTTAGATCTAAGTTTGCACCAGTCGCAGCAGCAACTCTTGCATCTGCTCTAGTATCTGTAAAGAATACATTTGTAGATCCTTCAGTTACATTATCAGTATTGATATCTGACTGAGTTACAGCAAGTCCACCTGCACCATCATGCTCAATACCTGTACCATATGTAAAGTGTCCTCTGGTTCTTGCAGCAGTAGTGTATAGATTATTAATTCCTTCAGATAAAGCATCAGTATCATGATTATTAAGATTCGCTGCTTGAGTTGCAGTTCCAGTTAAATTACCTGTAATAGTAGTGATGGCAGCAGCGTCAGCAAAAACGTTCATGTACTTTTTAGTACTAGAACCTAGACTGTATATTCCATTTGTATCAGGAATTATATTTTTAGATTCAGTACTAGATGCTATAAGATTACCTGTAACATTACCAGTTAAATTACCTGTAATAGCATCAATATTTCCTGCATCAGCATGAATGTTCGACCATTGGTTAGTGGTAGAACCTAAATTGTATGTTGAATTTAAAGAAGGAACTATATTTTTAGATTCAGTGTTAGTTGCATTAAGATTACCAGTAAGATTTCCTGTTACATTACCAGTTAATGTTCCTCCCGATGCTAGAGTAACAGCATCAGCATGAATATTTGCCCATCTTAAGGTAGTAGAACCTAAACTATATGTTGAATTTATAGAAGGATCTATATCCTTAGCTTCAGTTGTAGCTGCGTTTAAATTACCAGTAAGATTTCCTGTTACATTACCAGTTAATGTTCCTCCTGATTCTAGGGTGATATCATCAGCATGGATATTTGCCCATCTATTTGAAGTTGATCCTAAAGCGTATGTTGAATCTAAAGAAGGAACTATATTTTTAGATTCAGTGTTAGCTGCTAAAAGATTACCTGTTACATTACCAGTTAAATTACCTGTAATAGCATCAATATTTGCTAAATCAGCATGGATATTTGCCCATTGGTTAGTGGCAGAACCTAAAGCGTATGTTGAATCTGCATCAGGAACTATAGTTTTGGATTGAGTAGTAGCTGCTAAAAGATTACCAGTAAGATTTCCTATTACATTACCTGTGACAGTATCAATATTTCCTGCATCAGCATGAATATTTGCCCATTGGTTAGTGGTAGAACCTAAAGCGTATGTTGAATCTAAAGAAGGAACTATATTTTTAGATTCAGTGTTAGATGCTAAAAGATTACCAGTAAGATTACCTATGACATTACCTGTAGTAGTACCAATAGTAGCATTAGTAGAATGAATATTTGACCATTGGTTAGTGGTAGAACCTAAACTATATGTTGAATTTAGAGAAGGAACTATAGTTTTAGACTCAGTAGTACTTGCTATAAGATTACCTGTGACATTACCGATCAAATTACCTGTGACAGTATCAATATTTGCAGTATCGGCATGGATTCCTGACCATTGTAATGAAGAAGTACCTAAAGTATAGGTTGAATCTGTATCAGGGACTATAGTTTTAGCTTCAGTTGTAGATTTTATAAGATTAGCTGAGACAGAAGTAGCAGTAATTACATTAGAAGCAAAATTACCAGATCCATCACGTAAGACTAAGTTGTTTGCAGCGTTTGTACTTGCAGATGCTACGTTGATTGTAGTATTACCAGATACACCATCAGCATTTGTTAATGTGATACCAGAATTTGCTGTGACTGCGAATGTACGATGAGAATAACTATTCGCACCATCTCTGACCATATATCCAATACCAACTTGTCCTGCAAGTGCACTTATATCTGGATCATTAAATGTAACTGTAAGTGTTGGATCAGAAGCACCATTGATTGATACTGAACCATCTACTACACCATCAATAGTAAGTGTTCTAGCAGTCTTCCATGCGTCAGCAGTTGATGCGTTTCCTAAGAATCCTGCAGCAGCACCAGTTCCAGTTGCAGCAGTGATTTGTCCTGCAGAGAAATTACCAGATGATCTAGTTACAACACTATTACCAGTTGTGTCTGTAGCACTTGTAGTTAATCCATCAAGGAAATCTGCGTTAAGATTATTGACTTTAGTTGAAGATGCAACTACAAATGGTGCAACACCCTGAGCAAGTTGAGAAATTATCTGACCATCAACTGTTGCTGTACCATCAACGTTTAAGTTATTATCAATGTCAACTGATGTACCTGCACCAGTGACTCTTAGAGAACCAATTCTTAATGCACCATCAGTTCCTGAGAAAACTTCACTACTATTAGTAGCAGTAGTTAGGAAAGCAAATTCTTGAGATGATCTATCAAATCCAAAGAAACCAAGTTTAGCAGATCCATCAAAATATCTAAATTCAATACCCCTATCTTTACCATCGTTTGATGCAGGAGCAGTATCACCACCTAGAGTAAATACAGGATCATCTATAGTGACCGTTGTTGAGTTAACTGTAGAAGTTGTACCATTAACTGTAAGATTACCTGTGATGATTAGATTAGAATTACCAGTTATATCTCCTTGAACTGTTAATGTTCCTTGTGTTTCAGTATTACCATTGTCTGTGTCAACCACAAACTTATCAACAGCACCAGCTGTTTGTACTTTGAATACTTTATTATCTGCTTTAACAATTAATTGGTTCTCAACAATTGTTGAACCTGATATATTTGCACTACTGTTAAGATCAAGAGCACCTGTTAATTCAGTTCCACCATAAACTCTTAGTCCCTCACCAACTGCTAAGTTTTTACCAATACCTGCACCACCAGTAAGTCTTAGAGCACCATCAGCACCATAAGATCCTGTTAATGTTTGTTGTGAGTTTGCAGTAAATGTATTAACACCAGATGTTTGGAATGTATCGTTAATTTGAGTTGCATCACCAACTGTTAATGTACCGATTATATTGGTATTACCATTATCAGTATCAATACTGAACTTAGTTACACCAGAACCAGTGTTTACATTAACTACTTCATTATCACTCTGAATAATTAGAGAGTCATTGATAGTTGTTTGACCTGCAACAACTAGAGTACCATCAGTTGCAATATTACCTGTAGAAGATGCAACAGTCATCTTATCAGTCGTACCTGATCTGACCGCAAAGTTTGCATCAACATCTAAGGTTCCATTGATTTCTGTGTTGTTAGCAACAGTTAGCGTACCACCAAGAGTTGTATTACTATCAACATTAAGTGTTGAATTTAATTCAGTATGACCATCAGCAGTCAGATTGCCTTTAATTTGAGTATTACCTGTAGAAGCTGCGACAAAGAACTTATCAGTCGTTCCGTTTCTAACTGCGAAATCAGCGTCAACATCAGTAACACCATTAATATTAACTGAACCTTCAATTATAGTATTACCATTATCTGTATCAACTGTAAATTTATTGACTCCTGATCCATTTTGAATATGGAATGATTCGTTAGAGGCATTTATTATAAGAGTATCATTTATATTTGTTTCACCTGCAACTGTTAGTGTACCTTGAATATCTGTATTACCAGTTGCACCGATAACACTAAACTTCTCTGTATCACCACTATTTAATTTACCAACTGAGAACCTCTCTCCTGACCCTGTAGCACCAACGTACAAGGATTTCATAATACCTGCACCACCATGTGCTTTTATAGTGGAGAAGTTATGAGATGCATAAGATGGAGATGCTTGATAAGTATCACCAAAACGACCTCTGTATCTAACTCTCAACCAGTTCAATCTAGATTCAGTCTCTGTTGCACTATCCTTAACTTCGATAGGACCATTAACGTGTAATGTACCATCAATCAGACCAGATCCTGCTACATAGAAACCACCATCAAGTCTAAGTGCACCATAATCATTTGATTGAATCTCCCAAGCACCAGAGGTGCTGTTCTTGGCAGTAGTAATATCATTTGTGCTTTCTAGATGTATATCTCCTGCCACAGCAACATCACTATTAGCATCTACATTACCAGTGACTGTAAGTATTCCACCAATTTCAGCATTACCTGTTGTGGTATGGAATGTAGTTTTGGTTGTGCCAGAACCATTTTTAAGTTCTAAAGTTTTAGATGCACCTTGGAATACAATATTATCGTCAAATCTACTTGTAGAATTAGCACGGAACGTACCATCTACATCTAATAATCCACCAATATTAACTGCTTGTCCAATACCAACACCACCCGCGACTACCAAATCTCCTGTAGTATTAGATGTTGAGTTTGTATTTGTTGTAAGTTTTAAATTACCTGCAGTTATACCACTCGCTGTTCCACTAAAGACCTCTGAAGTATTTGTGGCGTTGTGTAAAAATGTGTATCCTCCGACATGTCCTCCGAGGTCTGTGTATGAGTCATCATATCCAAAGAAACCAACTCTTGCTTGACTATCATAATATCTGAACTCAACCCCACGATCTTTATTGTCATCACTAGAAGGAGCAGTATCACCACCAAGAGTAATGATGGGATCATCCACTGTTGTAACCGTTGAATTAACTGTCGTCGTCGTACCATCTACTTGTAAATCTCCATGAACTCGTACTAACCCTGTAATCGCTCTATCATCACCTGGATCAAGGTGCATGGTAGCATTAGAAGATGCAATGTAATCTCCTTGGAATCTCATGTTTTCTACATGAACTTTACCAGTTGATTCAGAAGCATCAATATCAATAACGTCTTCTGCAGTAATTGTAACTCTGCTAGTTCCAGATCCTGCGTTAGTAGAAGCAATAGTAAGGTTTCTATTAGATGCAGTGTTCTGTGTTAGTTCAATGTTAAAATCGCCATCACCAGTCTTATCAATCTGTTGTGCTGTAGCACCATCAAAGATAAAATCTGGATCACTTATTAATGTTTTTACATTAATATCAACTTCACCGTTGCCACTATCACCTGTGTTATTAGCAGCAAATAATAAACCACCTGATGTATTCTTTACATTGACATAATTTATTCCAGTA